ATCAAATTATTTTGATACGTAATAGCGTCATTAGCTTCAACGATAGTATACGTCCCATCTATTTCTGCGGTAACAGCGACTTCAGGAAGTACGTTTATAACAGGCATAGTCCACCCTACACCACTAGGGCTACTGTCGAACCAAGTGCCATTATCATAAAAGCTATACGATGCACCATCAATAAGCGCTGAGCGCGAGTCAATTGTTCTGGCGTGGTTAGTCAATTTACCATGACTAGTGTAGGACAGACTCCGGCCATGATTCATTAGCCCAACATAGTAATCTCCAACAAGTATATTGTTGCCGTCTGTTCCCCGATAAAATTCTAAAGACCTAAGCATATTTTGAGGGAGTGTATCCAAGTAACTTGTGTTAAGCCAATTTAACATAGTGCTGACGTTACGGGCTCCTCCTGTCTCAACAACTCTAACCATCTGTCCTTTTTGAGGACCAATAACCATCCACTGCGCTCCTTGAAAATTAACTATATCTTCAAGAGCAAGCCCACCAACCGTAGCAGGTAAGTGTCCTAAACGTCTTAAGTGCGGTACAATAGCGTTTGCGCCATCATAATAGACTTCAAGATTAGGATCAACATGTATGACTGGTCTAACATAATTACCTCCTATTGCTGTATATGGCCCTGTAGTCATGTAAGGTGTACCTCCACGTGCTTCCCAAACATGTGTTGTAGTGCCGGCGTATGGTGTTAAGGACATTCCTGACCCTCCTCTAAAAAAGGAGTAGTAGCTATATGGGGCTGTATTTAGCGCTTCGCATTCACTTTTTGTCATAAGCCCGACTTTAGCAGTAACCTGTACAGCAGCTTCATCGGCGTCGTCCCCTACATTCCACACATGGTCTAATACAAGGTCTTGAAAATTAGGGAACCAGCTATCGTACAACAAGGTGTTTAGTTTGTAGCCTATACTATTTGGGTCAGTTATACTATATGTGTTTACGCCCGTCGCGTTATAACTGCTGTATTCGCTACCTGTTTCAAAACGCATGCTATCATCAGACATTAATTTACCTTGTGCTGGATCAAAAACAACCCATCGTGCGTAGGTGTTGGCGGTTACGTTAGCTAGATCGGGAGACCCAAATGCAACGATAGCCCCAACAGCTAATTCTGATATTTTCATAAGTCACCTCCTACGGTTTAGCTCCGACATTATAAGTTATGTCTGTAGTAATTAACTTTGTGTGGTTAACTATTTGAGTGATTCGACCCTCACCGTCTTTGGTAATACTCATATCATCTACAGCATCGTCATCATAGGTCACTACCATACCGTCATCATACATTTGTATGTCTTTAGGCGTAGTTCCTGAAATATACGTGCCATCGTCTCCAAAGGTAAACGCTTTTAAAGTTCCAGTAGAAGTATAGTAAAAGATCTCAAGCCCAGTAAGGCCTTTTCTAATAAACGCTTTACCATTACTTCCTACTCCTGTTCCAGCTCCTAAAGTAAAGACCGGAGTGTACAACCCTCCGACATCTTTGAACGCTAACTCAGTTTTTATAACCTCTGTGTAGACATATTGTGTGACTGGCCACGCTGTTACTTCAGTAGTTACACCATAAGGGTCAACGCCATCCGGGTCAGCTGTCCAATATAAATCATTGCTGTTTCTATCTTGAGCGTGTTCGGTAGATGAGCCATCTGTTGTAGCCTCAATAAAGTAAATAAATTGATCCACTATTTTAATGTAGTTAACATCCGCTGTACTAAGGGCAAGGTAATTTCTAACCTTATCTGAAGTGTCTAACTGGTCTACATTAAGCTCAGAGATATAGGCTTTATCTGCACTAAGTGTCTCAACAACGATAGCTGGGTCTGTAGTCAACAGAGCGGTCGCATCTAAAGTAGCTAGGGTCTCTTCTTGCTCTGGGCTAATAGGTTGCCCATTTATATTAATATTCTCTATTAGTAAGTCTAAAGTCTTAGCGTTATAGTCTCCTTGCTCAATGAGTAGGTTAAACAACTCGTTCCAACGTAGGTTAGAAATAACTTTCTTCGGACCCGCATTAATGTCTTGGTCTATATAAACTGGATTGTAGTCTTCTAAATCTGGCTGATTTTCTAAAGTTGGTGCTGCCATAGTAATCCCTCCTTAAAACGGATCCCCGTTAAGATAATACGCTGGTTGCAGTCCTAGTTCCTGCATGCTCTTAGACCCATCCCCCTCTGTGAGGGAGTCTAGAGTTTCCGCGTAGTTTAGTTCACTTTCTACATAGCCTTGTTCCGTAGCTTGATAGTCTACAGGAACTTTATTTGTGTAATCTCTTTGCATTAAAAATAAATTGTTCCTAAACTTCTCCTCAAACTTCTGTGCTACTTTTGCGCCTTCTTCATCGGTTAGATAGAAGTAATACGCTGCGCCTAAACAGACAACATTTCTAATGTACTGCTCTGGAAAGAAGTTGTAGTCTGGGTAGCGGTCAATGAAATTAGCGCTAGTGAATTCAGAGAAGGCTGGGAATAAACTATTTAATGCATGATTGATATCGTCTATTGCACTGTCTAAGTGTAGAGTTAATTCGTCGTATTGGAGGATTTCTCCTGCTAATAGCTTATTAACTCTATCTGTAATTAGAGTTAGATTCATAGGCCCTCCTTTATAATAGAAAAAGCGAGGTTGCCCTCGCTTCTCCAGTTTAGATGAGGTTCAACTCTCCTGGCGTTCTTTCTGCGTTGTTCTTTACCTCAGATAGACGTGTCTGTTTAGATAACATTGTATCAACAGCTATTCTTCTACGGTCGATTTCATCTGCGAAAGTTTTTGGAACATTTTGAGTTTTACCATCAACTTTGAAAAATATACTAATACCATTTATCATTACACGCATCACCTTACCGAAGTGGGCCGCGTACATTGGAGAGAGGTACATCGGTACCTTCTTCTCCTTTTTGTACAACGCATGTAATTCTTGTTTATGTTTTTGAGCCTTTGCCAGCTCTACATTAGCGGCTTTCATTAAATCTTGTGCCTTTTTACTGTTACCCATATTACCCTCCTATTAGACTGGATTAACTTGGGTAGGTACACAGATATAATCAACTACTGCTTCTAATCTAACTGATCCGAATCCAACAGAGTTGATTTTGAAACCGATAGATTGTCTTTGGTTGATTGGGTCAAGAACTCCTGAAGAGCCTTTCTCCTTAACGTAAACTTTAGATTGTCCTTCTCCTTCTAGGCCAGTTCTAATAAGTGCGTCTTTACCAAGAACAAGAACGTGTTGAGCTTTAAACTCATACCAGTCTTCTCCTCCCGCCTTATTAGCGTCACTCCATGCGGCTGTATCCCAGATAGTTTGTCCAGGGATATAAGAAGCATCTTCGCCTGTTCTAGAGTCTTTAACATACCCGTCAACGCCCTTAGTAACGTAGTCAGTCTCAGTCTCAGCAATAGCGTTATATTCATACCCGCCTGCTCCGTCTGATCTGTACATTCTCTTGTAAGTTACACCGCCTGAAACATATTCAGAGTGTGTAGGGCATACTAGAGTTTCATAGAACTCCATGCCAAACATTGGAACCAATGCTGAACCAGTGTCATACATAGTGTATGTGCTTTGATTAATAGACATGTACTTCTCTACTAGTGCGTCACTTACCATATCGTAGAAGAAATCTGGAGATGCAATAACTTGGTATCTACCATTCATTCTTGGTTTAACTAATGCTTTTTTAAGAGCAAGAACGATAAGTCTAAGGTCTGTTAGGCTAGGTACTGAAGCTACAGTTAAAGCTGCAAAGTTAGCTGCTCCGTTTGCGTAATGCGCTTGAGCAATGTTAAACAATGCGTCTCTAGCTAATAGGTCTAAAGTTTCCATAGCTACTAAAGAGTATTCTCTAGTGTAGTGTGCTATGATTGGATCAACCACTTTGAAGTCAACGTGATCAGAAAACTCCATGTATCTACCATATTGGAATGCATTAATTTCATAATGCTCTACTGATCCTTTATCAGACTTAGGTGGAACTCCTTCTTGAAGTGGCACGATATGCGCTTGCAATGGCGCCCATCTTCTAAGTTGCAGTTTATCCGCTTTTTGTCCAATTGGATTAGTTTCAGCGATTCTAAAGTAAACATACTCTTTAGCATCATATCTGATTGTGTCTAGTAATTGCTTTGTGTAGAATGTTTCCGGATTAATAACTCCTTCACCAGCATTTGTAGCTAGTTCTAAGTAAGTGTTAATATCCGCTGTAGAATTAAGAAACATACTTGTCACTCTCCTTTAATTGTGTATTTGGTTAACGGGTTTGGCTTTTAAACCAGTTGGTTAATTCATTAACAGATGTAATTTTCTCAGTTCCAGTGTTATTTCCGCCAGGATTTTGGTTACTGCTTGGTGTTGTTCCTTGAGTACTTGCTTTTGTTGAACGTTTCATCTCATTGGCTACTGCCTTTGCTACTTCGTTTTGAACAAGTGTGTCAAAGTGTAAGTTTTTGTACTCTTTAACTAAGTCTAACTTATTCGCAAATGGGTTAAGTCCTGCCATCTGTAGCTCAGTTGCAAAAGCTTCTAACTCTTTATCTGAAAGATTAAAGTTAGATTTAACCTGCTGAAATTGATGGAACGCCGCATTTCTATTATTAGTTTCTTCAGCAGCAGCATCCTTCTCTTCTAAGTATTGAAGTCGAGCTAACATCTCTTTCGGGACCTCAGCTTTTTTCGCTTGTGCTTCTAAAATTTTATCTTTGATTGCGTTGTTAACGGCCTCAGGATCTTTGGTGTCCTGGATACCTAATACTTCTGCGATACCTTCTACCATTTTCTGAAGGTTTTTGTTTTCAACACGCATTTTGGCGAAAGCTTGTGCGCCTCTATCATCTGTGCCCGTAGACCCAGAATCATTATTTGAGGAGGTAGCATCCCCTTCGTCATTGGGTAGTGTGTCTTCATCGTTGGCTGGAGGCGTAGTTTCCCCCTCGTTGGTATCTTGATTTTCTGAGTTGTCTGAATCGGGTTGCTTAGTTTGGTCCCCACCTAAAGCTTCTATTAACCCTTCTAAAGTTGGGGCTTCCTCAGCATTACCTGCTTCAGTGTTTGTGTTCTCGTTTAGCATCTGCCGCATGGCTCCTTTCGTATATGGTGGCGAAGCATATACAGGTTGTAAGAAAATTACACACAATTAAAGGCTGTGGCACCTTAATCTTACACATTAAGTATACCTCAGCCTTTAATTAGTGTCAATAAGTGTCCCTAAAGACTACGCCTCTGGAGTGCCGTATAATTTAGATACGTCAGTGATCAAAGGTGAAATATCTCTTAAGATACCTTCAACCATTAGCGTAAACCCGTTGTGGTCAGCTGTAGTGCCTTGAGTAACTGTGTAAGTTAACTTCTCGCCCGCCTTAACTTTGATGTTGTCTTGTAAAGTCAACACGCCAGTTTGCTTAGCTGCTGGGAACGCTGGGTCATCAGAGAAAGTTTTTGAAGCATAAACAACAGGTGTAGTTGCAGTATTTTGTACTGTAACCTTACAAGTGTTGTCTGCATCAATTCCAACAGCTGTACCAATAGCTACAACTCTAGCTCCAGTGATGATTAACTCTTTGTCAGCAGGTACTGAGTAGAACATTTCAGCTGCACCGTTAATGTCTGCCCCAGCTGCGCCAGCTGCGATGTCTCTGTTAAGAACTAATAGCCCATCTGGTTGTGGTACATGGTTTGTAACTTCCCCTTTAACAAAAGAGTTTCTTTCATTTCCTTGTACTATCATAGTATCGCCCTCCTTTTATTTTATTGTATATGTTAAGCTCTCGCTAAACAACTATATTGTAAGTCCTGTCTCCCGCGTCTTCTACGCTTAAAGCAGCATCTAAATGTAATGCTGGGAGCGTAGACTTACTATTGCTAACATTTGTAATTCCTGTACCTCCATTATTTATATCTTGTTAGCATCTGTTTCACTGTTAGGAAACTTTCTATCCACATAATTGATTATTTCTTGTAAGGTCAATTTTAGTCCTCCTTCCAAAACGGAATTTTCTCATACCCTTCATCTGGGTTTGCTGCTATAAAAGCATCAACCTCTGCTTCGGTAGCAAACTCCATTTCCCTATGAAGTGTTATGCCGTCTTCCGA